CGACGGCCAGGTGGAACCGCTCCCACTCCCGGGAGGCGGCCAGGAAGCGCTCGCTCTCGTTGTCGTTGTACTCCCGCAGGGCCACGCCGGAGTTGAGCCCGGCGGGCTTCTCGGAGGTCGCGGAGTACTTCGAGAGGCCGATGCTGTCGTAGCCGCTCTCGATCAGCAGCCGGAGGTAGGTGAAGAGCTCCGGGGGCACCGTGGAGACGGCCGAGATGTCGGGCTTGACGACGTCGTACTCGATGATCGCGCCAATCGTGTCGTCCAGGTGGCTCTTGTTGACGTTGGAGCCGGCCTGGACGAAGGCGCGCGGGCCCGCCCAGTGGATGCACTCCTCGATCTGGAGGAGCGTGTCGTTGATGGCGTACTGGATCCCGGCCAGGTCCCCCGGGATGCCGTCGCCCTCGGCGAAGCCCCGCAGCGGCGTGCGCCACCGCATGAACTCGAAGGGGTAGTCGGGCTCGGCGTAGGCCTCCGAGTCCAGGGTCACCCCGTCCACGAAGAGGATGTGCCGGCCGTCCGTGCTCGCCTTGGACTCCGGATCCTCCGGGTCCGCCGGCTTGCTCGGGAGGTGCCAGCCCTCGCGCAGGACGACCAGGTCCGCCGGGCCTTCGTGGCTGTCGAAGGCCTTCCGGGCGGAGGCGATCTGGTCCTTGAACTTGGGGAAGTCGGCGATCAGCTTGTCGCGGCTGACCGGCCGGCACTGGAACATCTGGCGGGGGTTCCCGTAGAGGGACTCCACCTCGTCCACGATGATCTCTTCGGGGTAGGTGCGCTGGAAGGAGATCTGGCCGGGCGCGTCGCGGTCTTCGTGGATCTTGGCCACCCCCAGGTTGAAAAGGGCGGCGTCCAGCCAGATCTTCGGGGAGATCTCGCGGACCTTGGCGACGTGGAACTGCCCGTCCACGAACTTGGTGAGCAGCTTCGCCTTCTTCTGCGCGCTCCAGGAGCCCCCGGAGGTCAGGAAGGAGGGCTTGACCTGGACCTTGGTGATCCGGCTGGCCAGCGTCTCCACGCCGGAGCGCACGATGTTGAAGGAGAGCCGGCGCTTCTTGGCCCCCTCCACCCGGAAGAACTGGTTGGGACCCAGGCCGACGGCGCTGGAGCGGCCGAAGAGCCGGAAGGCGGTCGTGTAGTCCTTGAGGCGAGCGGCCTGCTGCTCCTCCAAGCCCGCCAGCACGGCGGAGGCCTTGAGGTGAGCGTCAGCCTGGCCGGCGTTCCACCAGCGCTCCGCCAACGACTACCCCCCAGAGCTGGCGAACAGCAACTCGGGATCCATGTCCCCGAGTCTGCTGCGACCGGTTGCTCTGGGGTTTGCAGGCTGCGCTGGGTGGGCCGGCGTCTCTGGCACGGCCACGGGGGCGGGGCGCACGAAGGCGTCGGGCGCCATGCGGACCTCGACGTCGCCCACCTTGATCGCCAGGACGCGGTGCTCCCGCATCAGGGTAATCAGGCTTGCGACGTTCGTAAGGTCCACCGAGCGCATTATGACGTAGCTCTGATGTCCATTGCAATACCCTACCCTACAGGTCCTCCCGGCGAGCCCGCTGCTTGGCCAGCGCCCGCACCCGCATCTGGACCTCGGTGGGGACGGGCGGTGCTGCCGGCCGATGCAGGTAGTGCCGGGCCGCGCGGGCCATGTAGAGGAAGGAGTCGCAGGTGTCGTTGGGGAAGCGCTCGTCCTCCTTCCCCGGCTTGTCGGCGTCCCACTGGAGCAGGCGCAGCTCGCCGATCAGGTCCCGGCAGGAGCGGTGGATCTGGATGCGCCCGGCCAGGAACTCCCCGTTCACGATCTCGATGGCGTCGGGCTTCTGCCGCTTGTCGGCCTGCTCGCAGGGGATCCCGTAGCGGGTCCGCAGCTCCTCGGCGATCATCTTCCCCAGGCCCCCCTCGTCGATCACGATGTAGGCCAGCCGGTAGCGCTCCCGGATCGAGCGGATCTTGAGGGCGACCTCCTCCACGGTCATCCCGGAGCGCCGGAAGACCTCGGGCACGTAGAGCTTCGGGTCCTGCGCGGTCCAGGCGCCCACCGTCATGGCCGTCGCGTCCGAGAACCCCACGTCCACCCCCAGCCCGTAGAGCCACGGGTGGGCCTGCGGCAGGGTGTCGTAGACGTTGGCGTCGTCCCGGAAGCGGTAGACCAGGCTGTCCAGGGAGCGCACCCACCGGCCCTTCCACTCCCGCTGGTAGATCGGGTGCGCCTCCTCCCAACCGTGCGCCGCGCGCATCTCGGCCAGCCAGCTCTCAGCGTGGGGGATCGAGGGGTTGTCCAGGAGCGTCCAGTGGTGCACGGCCCATCGCCCGGCCGGCGCGGTCATCGCCTCGTAGAACATCCCCGCGCAGGCGGCCGCCGGCGTCCCCAGCATCACGATCGAGCCGTCGTAGTCGATCGTGGCCGGCTCCAGGACCTCGTCCACCAGGGCCTCGATGTGGGCCCCGAAGGACTGGCACTCGTCCAGGACCACCAGGGGATACTTGCTCCCCCGGAGCTTCTCGATCTCGTCCGCCTTGTCCGCCCCGGTGAGCAGGAGCGTGGAGCCGTTGGGGAGCGTGGCCGTCAGCTCGGTGTGGTTGAACTTCAGACCCAGCCGCATCTCCCGGTCCAGGGCCTGGAGAACTGGCCAGAGGATGCGCTTGGCCGAGATCCGGGTCAGGCCGATGTAGGGGATCAGGCTGGCTGGGTAGCGGTCGGCCGTCGCCAGCATGAAGCGGGCGGCGGCGTGGGTCTTCCCGGCCCGACGGGAGCAGACAGCGCCCTTGCGCCGGGCCGGGTCCTCCACGAAGGCGCGCTGGGCGGGGAAGAGCCCCTCCAGCACCCGCTGGGAGATCGAGGTGCCGCCGTCGTCTCCGTCGCCGAAGCGCCGCACCAGCTCGCGCAGAAAGGCCGCCTCGGAGGGAGGTGCCACCTGGGGCTACACGGGCTCCATCGTGGTCTGGCTGACGTGCACCAGCATGGTGCGGAGGGCCCCGTCTACCACTCGCTGCACGCGCAAGAACTGCGTGGTCGGGTCGTAGAGCAGCTCCATCCCGGGGAACTTGGCGTCTCCCACGGCGAGGTAGTCGTAGCGCCCCCCGAGGCCCGGAACCTGGACAGCGTGCGCCAGGTACGCGCGGGCGATAGGCACCATCGCCGGAGCAGCCACCGGCTCAGCCGCCTTCGGAGCAGGCGCCGGCTCGGGACCCGCCTTCGCGGCAACCGGGGCGGTGGTCGGAGGGGGGGCCTTCGGCGGGATCTTGGACATGGGTTACCTCAGCTCGAGAGGGAGATGCTTCCACGCCGGATGATGCCGCAGGATCCCGACGTTGGGAGGCATGTGGGTGTAGAAGATCTGGGGCGCCTCCGCCTGGTCCGCTCCCAGAGCGGCCAGCAGCGCGCGGAAGATGCCGTGCCGGCGGAACTCGCTCTTCACGAAGGCGTAGTGGATCCACACGATCCCGGTGATGGGGTCGGAGAGCCCGCACAGCCACCCGTATAGGAACGTCGGATCGTCCGGCGCCGCCGCCACCAGAGCGGACTCGCCGCCCAGCAGGCGCCCGATCAGGACGTCCTGGCGCTTCCGGTACATCTCGTCCGTCATTCCGCCGTCCTGCTTCTGGACCTGGACAATGGGGGACAGCTCGTAGTGCCGCCGCCAGGTCTCGCTGATGAAGCGGACGTCGGAGTCCTGGACGGGGCGGAGCAGGAAGCTCGCGCCCTCGGGCGTGGCCACGGGGGCGGTGCTCAGGGCTCCTCCGGGGGGCCCTGCTCAGCCCGGCGCGCGGCGAGGATTTCCTCGGCCTTCTCCAGCAAGGCCTGATCGGCCAGCTCGTCCGGAGCCGTCGCCATCTTGTCGGTCTGGTTGAGGTGCTGTTTCCCCAGCCAGATCAGCATGGTGACGTTGCCGGTGATGGCTGCCTTCCACTGCGCCCGCCGGAGGGCAATGCGCCCCCTCCCTCTTTTTAGGCGGGAATACTCCGCAAAACTCAGGTCGTGCTCCCGCCAGCAGGCACGGGAGAGGGTGTCCTCCGAGCACCGGAACCAGGAGGCGATCTCCGCCTGGGTGCACTGGAGTTCCAGGAGCTTCTCGACCTCGTCCCATCGGATCTCAACGAGGGGTCGACCCATGGGGGGATTATACCGCCGGATTGCACAATGAGGCCCGAATTGGATTGACAGGAGGTTCACACCCCAATCCCGGACAGCCGGGCGGCCATCTTCCCCGTGAACTTCTGCCACCGCTCGATGGCCACCTGGACGTAGCGGGGCTCGATCTCGATGGCGTAGCAGCGCCGGCCCAACTGCTCGGCGGCGACCAAGGTCGTGCCGGAGCCGGAGAAGGGCTCGTAGACTTCGCCGCTGTGGTTGCGGATCGCACGAGCCATGAGTTCCACTGGCTTTTGGGTGCCGTGGTTGGTGTCGGAGTCTTCGTTGCGATCTGAGACTTGCCAAAGCGTACTCTGCGAGTGATCCCCTACCCACCCAGCCGTCCCGCCGTCGCGAACGGCGTACCAGCAGGTTTCGTGCTGCGGATGGTAATGGCCTCTGGTAAGGACAAACCTTTGCTTGGCCCAGATGATGCGGCTCCGAATCAGAAACCCGCTCGCCAGGACTGATGCCCCGACCTCAACGGCTGTTCGGTCCGCATGCCAGATGTAGGCGACGTCCCCGGGAAACAGGCGATAGGTCTCGCTCCAATCGGCCCTGTCGTCGTTGGTGACCTTTCCGGTGCGCCCTCTCTCGTTGAGGCCGGAGGTCACGCGCCACTCCGGGTCGTACTCCACCCCATATGGCGGGTCCGTCACCATCAGGGAGGGCTTCGCCCCGCCCAGGAGCCGGTCGACGTCGTCCGCCTTGGTCGAATCCCCGCACAGGAGCCGGTGCCCTCCCAGCCCCCACAAATCCCCAGGCTTCACGTAGCACTCGGCCTCGGCGGGGGGCTCCGGGACCTCGTCCGGGTCGGTCAGGCCGGGGGCCGCGCCGATCCCCTTCAGGAGCTCGTCCAGATCGTCCGCATCGAACCCCGTCCCCTCCAGGGCGTCCTGGGCGGCCAGCTCCTTGAGCAGGTCCGCCAGGGCGGCGTCGTGCCAGGCGCCCAGCTCGACCAGGCGGTTGCTGGCCAGCAGGTAGGCTGAGGCGTCCGCGTCGGACTTGGAGGCCCATCCTCGGATGACCGGGGCCTGCCAGGTCCCGTCCGGGGCGACCACGACTCCGTCCGGAGGAGCCTGCCCCTGCGCCTTCATCTGCTGGAGTGTCTCCAGGCGGCCGTGCCCGGCGACCAGCCGGCCGGTTCGCTCGTCTAGGAGCATCGGCTCTGTGAAGCCGAAGCGGCCCACGCTGGTGTGGAGCTGCCCCAGGTCGTGCGCCTTCGGGTTCACCGGGGCTGGCGGGATGGCCTCCAGGGGCATGTATTCCAGGCGGCGGTCACTCATGGGTGCCCCCAGCTCCCGCCTGCCTGGACTCCCGGACCCGCTCCTCCAGCCCAGACCGCCGCCGGCAGGTCGCGCAGGACGGGGTCCGCATCTCCTGGAGGGCCAGCATCTCCAGATCGTTGAAGTGCTCCGCCGGAGGCTGATCGTGGCCGGCTCCGCAGAATGCGACGTGGCCCTCGGGAGTCTCGAAAGCATGCAGGCGTCTCCCGTGGAGGCCTGCCCAGCGCCAGACGGTCATCGGTTTGTTTCCTCCCACCCCTCCGGGGTGCATCGGTAAAGGGGCTCCGGCGGCCAGAGAAGGCCGCGGGTGTCGTCGGCACAGACGATGGTGGGCCAGGGGTAGGCTGGCTCGGGGCAGTCGCTACGGCCGGCGTAGCGTCCGACCAGTCCGCAGAAACCCCCGTAGAGGCTGACGATCAGAGTCTGGCGCCAGGTCACGGGGCCTCCTCGGGGGGTCCAAAGCGAACCGACTCCTTTGCCATGGACCGGAGACGAGACTCCAGAGCGAGCAGATCCATGCCGATGTCCGCGAACAGAGGATGCGCTTTCTTCCGCTCACGGTATCGGTTGGCGATGGTGGCGACCGCCCCGGCGGCCTCTTTGAGTGCGGACTCGCGTCCTGCTCGGTAGAGCGCGTCCATCAGAGCGAAGGCCATCTTCTGCATCTCGTGGTGCCCAAGATCCTTCAGGGCGTCCCGAAGCATTGCGGCCTGCTCGCTGCTCCGCCAGTCGCTCACCCCCCACCCCCCGCCTGGCGGGCGCGGATGCGGGCGACGATGCAGCCCGCGAGATGCTCAGTGTCGCCATCGACTTCCAACAGCTCGAGCCAGCAGAACGGGCACTTGTCGACCACGTCCGGGTCCGCGGCAGACAGCACGGCAGCCTCGGCCTGTTCGGCTCGGAAGCGAATCCCGCAGTGTAGGTGACACTCATCCTGTGGTGGAGCTGGCTCGTTATGTGGATCGGCGAGCCAAGTGCATCCGCACTGCCACAGAGCCTTAAGCCGATCTACCTCCCCCCGCAGGGCGGCGACCTCGGCCTCCAGCTTCTCGATCCGGTCGTTGAGGCCCACGACGTAGGCGTCCTCGACCACCTTGCGGAACGTCTCGTCGCTCATTCCTCCAGCCCCACTCGGTAGGTGCGGATGCACTCCCAGAAGATCACGCTCAGCTTCTCCCAGGCGTCCCGCTCGGCCTTCGACAGCTCGGCATACTTGAGCTTGTCGCGGATCTCCCGGCGCAGCTCCTCGAGGGCGTTGAATGCGCCCTGGGCTTGGGTGGCCTGGCGGAACCAGTCGGCCTCCTCCGGAAGCGTGAATCGCAACGTCGCCTTCATTCCGTGCCATCCCGGGGCGGCAGCGGCGGCAGGGATGCGAGGATGGCCCTGGCCAGCAGCGTGATGCCGTCGTCCCCCTCCGCCGGGGGCTCGGGCGCGGTGTCACCGACCGGTGACTTTTCGGAATGTAGGCGATCGGTTACATCGGGCGCGGCTCTCCACCGCTCCAGGTTCTCAGACGCCCGCCGGACGACCTCGTCCGGGTCCTCGCCGGACTCGCGGATGATCCGCATGGCGCTCTCCACCGCCTGCTCCGGTGTTTGCGCAGGGTTTATCGGCTCGGGCGCGGCGGCGAGGGCGGCGCGGACCGCATCCCCAGCAGCCAGGAGCAGGTGCATCGTCCCGTCGCTCACGTCCCCGCGGGCCGCGAGGTCGCGCTCGGAGGCGTCCATCCACCGGCCCACGGTCCGCAGCGCCGCGAGCGCAGCGTCCCGCTGGGCCTCGGCCTTGATCTGCCGCGCGCGCCAGAAGTCCGCCCTCCACTCCGCGCAGTAGGAGCATGGGTAGGTCGCGTGGGGCCAGTCGTGCTGCTCGCAGAACATCAGCCCCCCTCCCCCAGCGCGGCTTCGACCAAGTCGCCCATCGCCCCCTCGATCACCGCGTGTAGAACTCGGAGCTGCTGCTGGAGGTAGGCCTCGGGGGCTGTGGCCGTGAGAAACCAGAGCCCAGCATCCTCCGCCTGGGTGTCCACCAGCTTGCGGATGTTGGCCAGGGCGGCGCGGTTGCGCTCGTCCGCGGCCCGGAGCCTACGGACGGCGGCGAGGAGGGTGGGGAGGGCGTTGCGCAGGGCGGTGTATCTCTCGGCGTTCTCCGTATCGATACCGCCCTCCCCCATGATCGCCTCTTGGTACGGCCCGAGAATCACCCGGCACCAGCATTCCCGCTGAACTCCGCATGGCCTCACGACCCAAGGCGCCGGCGTGGCGGCCTTCTCCAGCCGCTCCAGGTCCTCCAGCAGCCTCTCCAGCTCCCCCTCGGGGGCGGGTGCGGTGTCGGTCATGGGCGCCTCCACCGGCAGTAGAGGACGTGGTTCCAGGTCATGACGAGGCGGGCGCAGCGCTGGCAGCGGAAGGGGCGGACCGTCACGCCTTCGCCTCCGGAGGCAGCTGGTCAGGAATCCGCAGGGTCACCACCAGCTCGGACCCCACCTGCTCGAAGCTCATCGTCTTGGCGACGTGGATGGAGATCCGGGCGGCCCACTCTTCCATCCGAGCCTTGGCGTTCGCCCTGGCCTTCACCAGGGCTGTTTCCATTTCCTGGAGAGCGATTCGCTCGAGCTCCCGTGTCATTTCGTCCCGCAGCAGATCCAGGGAATTTCTCATCATCGATGTCTCCAGGTGGTTCCGAAGAAGCCGCGTCCGCCTCCTCGCTCGTTGGAGCCTCGCCAGACTGCGCCGAATCACCAGGAGTTCTCCTGGTACTCCCAGAGCAGCCAGTAGAGGGCGGCCAGGGTCGCCACGGCCCCCAGGAAGAAGCCGCCGAAGAAGGCGACCCAGGTCACGTCCGCCCTCGCTTCCCCCGCCAGCACTCCGGGCACAGGCGGGACTGGTAGCTGCCCAGGTAGAAGACGGTGTCCTCCGCGGCGTCCTCCATGACGTAGAGGACGGCCGGGGCGCCACACTTGGCCGTCGGGCGCTTGCTGGGTCCCCCGCGGTCCTTGCTACCGGGGACCAGGTGGACGGCGCGGTCGTAGGTCACGCTTCCCTCCCCGGCTCCGGGTCTTCCTGGCCGGTGATGCAGGCTATGTGGACCTCGATCGCCACCGAGTCGTAGACCTGCCCTTCCCGGGCGCGCCGGCGGGTGTCCGGGTCGCTCCCGGGGCCCAGGGGAAGGATGGCGGTGACCTCCCCCGCCTCGATGGGCTGGGTGCAGACGATGCAGGGCATCCCCCGGGTGGGGTGGTCGGTGGTCTTGGGTCGGAACGTCCGAAGCCCGGCCTGGACGCCCTGGGCCTTCAGAAAGGTGATCGGGAGGTCGAGCGGCGTCATGGAGCGTCGTCCTCCCACTCCCAGGGGTCGGGCCGCCCAGCAGCCAGCCATCGATT